TGCTATGTGGACCATACCCTCCACCACCTGGTGCTTTATGTGCTCTACCTTGCGTTGTATGTTGACCTTTATCTCCTGGTCCTGCAGCAATTTGATCTACACCACCAACCGGATTTACTGTATTGACAGAAGCTAAATCAAGCATGGTTTGTTTTTTATCTTTCATTGCTTGACTATAATGATCTACGTCTCCATATTTACCTAACCACTTCTGTGCCATTGCTTGTGAAGTAGGAGAACCATATGCAGACATTCCTGGTGCATTCATTCCTTGGAAAGGTCCACTTGTCATTTGAAATGGATTTTGTTGTGTACCTATTCCTACATTGAAAAAATTGTTCGTTCATATCTTTTTGTGCTTGAGTTAATTGTGGTCCTCCTAATCCTTGTAATCCATGCATTAATAAACCTACTCCTGACATATCTGCTAAATTACCCATTATTGTAGCCGGTAATGTTTTAATAAACTCACCACCCCCTGCAATTTTATCTTTCACATAATCAACACCCCCTGTAAATTTATCTTTAACGTTGGTTGCAAATTCTTTAATCCCTTCAATTCCTCCAATTCCTCCAATTCCTTCAATTTCTTCAATTTCATCACCCTCATTATCATAGTTATAGGCAGCCATTAGTTGATCTTGAATTGTTCTTGGAGTTTTATATCTCATTTGCACTCCGGTATCTGAAAGTTTATTACCTCTGAAATCTTTTTCGAAATATAAATTATCGTCATACCCTGCTTCTCCCGGATAACCTAATATCTTACCTGTATTTGTATAACCTGATTGAACAGGACCTCTATATGGATAATCATTTAAATTAAAATGTTGAGGTTGTGGAAACGTTTGAAATTCTCCATCTTGATAAAAGGGATCGGCTGTTAATCCATTAGCAAATCCTAATCTCATAATTCCACCATTAGCTGCATGAATCTTACTTCCATAAGTATCGGTCCAGTCACGAGCAATCTCTGGCTCGTTGGCCCATAGGTATCTTCTCTGTGCTTCTGATTTGAAAGGCATTAGCGTCTTCCTCCTGCATGTACATCTAACCTAAAAGTTCCCATTTTCCAAGTAGAATCGGCAGCCGTATTAGATATAGTTAAACCTACGGATCTTGCTCTAGCTCTACAGGATTGATAGTTAGTACTTGAAGTAATAGTAAAAGGTCCTAGGGTAGAACTCACCGCTGTTTGATTGGGAAAATCTCTTAAATCTAATTTAATAATTGTGTTTCCAGTTTGAGAAATAAAGTCTGGTAAAAACCTACTAACTCTCATCATAAATTCTCCATCTCCTTTAAACGTTACACCTTGACGTTGGTCCTGGGTAATATCAAAATCACCCGATGTAATGCTTGCTGGAATAGCTGTGGTACTTCCTCCTTTAATTTGATTAGCCCCTGTTTCGTGTTCATAGTAAGTTGAAATTCCATCTGTGTTTCCTACTGTATCACAGGTGTCGGTACCTGCATCATAGGAAGTAGCGTGAGGTAAACCAAAAACTTCTGAGTCTTGCCATGTAGTTCTTGGGAATAAAGAATTAGCATTAGTTGTCCAGATAGGTCGTTGAGGAGACGAGTCCATGTAATTATATAATACGCATCTATTATTAACATTAGAGTCTGACGTTGGATAGAACCACATCACTTCTCCAAATAAGTTATTAATACCACAGTAAATAAATTGATTTGATGTAGTATTAATATTATCAAAAACATAATCCTCTACTAAACAAACCATAGATTCTAGTTTACCAGAGTATTTAAAGAAACCATTCTCTGACATCCAGTAAGCAGCGCCATCAACTTCAACAGCTGAATTCATTCCAATCAATCCACAGTTGGTACCTACCTGTTGGAAAGCAAACGTAAATGGTTGACCTACGAAACGCATAGTAAATAAAGAAGTATTGGTCCAAACATAAATTGCATCTCTACCAAGTTCAGCTCCCATGATCCGTGAGCCGGCAGCCAATCTCTGTGTACCAGCACTATTGGTTGCTGTTGGAGCATAAGTAGTAATATCCTCTTGATCCGAGAATCTTATAAACATATCATCTTGAGTAGATGTATCTCCAATCGTGGTTTCAGTTCCAAAAAAAACTAAGTGTCTATCAGGAGTTGAAACTAACATATCTCTAGACGCGGTTGGTGCTCCTGAAATAATAGTAGCTCTTGTAGTAGTTGCATTACTTGCATCTGAATCCCATTCAAAACATGCATTGTTAACAATTAAAGCTATAAGTTTATTTGCATAATTATCCAAGGCCCATAGACCAGGCTCTGCAACTTTATCTCCAGAAGAAGCTACTTGTCCCCATCCACTATAATCAGTAATATTTGTAATGGTTACTCCATCCAAGTGAGTAGCAGCTGTAGTTCCATTAACTCCCCTAACCACTCCTGTTAATACATTAGTAGTTATTCCAGTATAACTTATATCTTCACTGCCAATTCTAAGTTGACTTGTTCCACTTTCAACAGTAAACCCAGTTGAGCTTGTTAAAGTAATTCCAGTCGTCGCTGCAGCATCGGTGATGGCTCCGTTTAAAGTTGTTGTTTGAGGAGCTGTTACTGTGCCACCCCATTGTGAAACACCCCAACCATATACTCCCACCTGTTCAGATGGTCCTACTGGATAGTACCACTTGACGGAAAGATCTCCATCAGTAGCAGTTGCATCTGCATCAGAATCCATAGTAATAGTAAGTGAAGTTGAATCAACTATCGTAGTTATCATAAAAGTTTTATCATCAAAATCAGAAGCTGAATAACCAGAACCTGTTGGGGGTGTAACGTCTTCAAGAAATAAAATATCTCCTGCTGTCATTCCAGTGGTAGAAGATAAAGTAATGGTAAGAATAGGAGAACCATCAGTAGAAGCTAATTTATTAGTTAAAGCTCCGAAGTCAGTTTTAATGGGATGAATATCATAATAGATTCCTCCCGTATAAATGTATAAAATTCTATTGGTTCCTATGGCAGCAAATTTAATACCTTCTTTATTCACCATATGATGAATAGCCCGAGCTGAACCGCATAGGGCTTGGTCTCCTAATTCAGACCATCCTCCTATTTTTTCTGGAGTATTATATCTGAATCTAACATTATACCCATCTTGCCATTGAGCTTCAGCTGCTGTGGGTGATATTTGTTTATTAAATCCTGGTAAAAACCGTATCTTTTGTAGCATATAAAAACCTGTTTATCAGGTAGTATAACAGATCGGTCTCTAATTCAACAGATTATTTGCTCACACAAAAGTGAGAACCAGTACAACTCTATGTTTTCCTTCATCACAAAAAGAATTGGCATGATAATATAATCCATTATAATAAATTATTTTTCCTTGTTCAGGTTTTATCTGTTTTAATACCTTTAATTCTTTTATATTTTCCACTGGAAAAACAGTGGGGCCTCCTTTAAAAGGTTCATCAAATATATAAGTATCGCCTTTGGTGTTATTTAAATACATTATACAAACAGAATGAGGAGTAGAAAAATCGATATGAGGATCAGAGTATATAAATCTCTTATCTGAAAAAGTAAGATTTAAACAAGCTCTAGTTATCTTTTTATATTTAATGTTATGTTCTTTTAAAAATCTTTCTAAGATATTATTAAAAAAAGAAAACACACTGGAGTAAATCTTTTCTTCATCTCTGCTAATTAGCACATGAGACATAGCAATAAATTTATCCGTAGTAGGTTTAGGATTTATATACCAAGGAAAAGTATTACCTAAAACATCTTGGTTGATTATGTTTATTTCTTCTGGAGTAAAGAAATCTTTACTTTCTTTATAGTTTAAATCCATAACTACTCATCAAGAAGTGGAGGATTTATAACCTCTACAAATACATTACCAGAAATGGTAATCCTAGTTCCATCGGTACCATAAAATGGATATACACTATGAAAAAGATAAGCTGGAAAAATTAAGCATTGTCCTTCCCATGTTTCATCAGGAAATAAAACTTCTTCTTCAAAAAAATTAAAAGGCATACTACTTCCTTTATGATAAAAGGTAAGACCCCCTGCTTGATTAAAATTACTTTTAACACCTGGAGCAATTTTTCTCATTTCTTCTGATCTAAATGGAATCTCCATAAATAAAATAAAACTAAAACATCCATCATGAGCATGTATGGGATTAAATTCATGTTTTTTCATATAGTTAGTCCATAAAATTTTTAAATTTAGTCCAACTTTATGGCCTTTCTTTCTGTGCCTACTTTTAAGATATTCTGGAATTACTTCTTGTGCAAAAGGTTCATACATTTTAATCTGATGAAGTAGGTAAGGTTCAACAACAGGGATAAAATCTTCTAAATCTTCTTCTCTTACTATATTACCTGCCAACTCTTTAGTAAAAGATTTAGATTTTTTATTAATTCTTTCTTTTAATTTAAAAAATAAATCACTAGGAATTGTTGATTTTAAAATTATATTTCGCTGTTTATAAATCATTAATCAAAATTTTTTTTAACCCAAAATTTAGTTTTATAATTATCATATATACGCTTAAAAGCTACGAGTGTTTTTGTAGCAAAACCTATTTCATCTGGAGAAGTTTCTTCAAAAGCTACATCCATTTTCCATGGGTCTCTTTTAAAAGGAATAACCATTCCTATAGGAGTTCCAGCAGGAATTATTTTTTGGTCCTCTTCAAACTTTTTAGGTATCATAGGAAAATTTACAGGCATCGTATATGTGTCTGTATCTACTACTCCTTCTAAAACTCTAAAATGCGGCCGAAGATGATTAAAAGGATTAACAAATAAACAACTATATCCTGGAGGAGTTGTTATGACCCAAGGAGACAAAAGTTTTAATACAACATGAATTTCATCTTTATTAAAACCTTCTTTTGGATATTGATGTACCTGATGATGTTCTATTCCAATTGAACGTTCTGCTAAATAAGGTCCTACACCTTTATGAAAAGCCATTTCCATTCTCCATCCTTTATCTGTGTCGCTTTTTTTTAATAAAAAATCCCATCCAGTTTTAATTATATAACCCATACTTAAAGCATCTAAAAAAGGCATACATTTTTTAACAGTAGGTTGATCAAATTTTTTTTCATGAAATGATGCCATTTGTTTATACCAGTCTGGTACACTTTTTTTAGAAGAAACAGGTAAGGGTAAAAACTGCTTTCCTGTTTTACCTAAATTAGAAGTAAATTTTATTTTTTTCTCTGTAAACATTTTGGTATTCCTAAACACTCCCTTCCATCAAATCTATTTTGTTTTGAATGTTTTGTGTTTTTATCATTATAATGTAAAAAAACCTGAGCACATTCTTCACCATGCAATGGATATCTCCAATGCTCTATTTTTTCTCCTTCATAAACTAACATATCTCCTACATCTAAATCTATCCTAGCTCCTTCTTCATCTTTTCCTCCAGTTTTATCGGCGTAAATAGGCCATTTGGTTCCTCCTAAATGAAGAGTAGCAGATACTTCACAAGAAAATCTATCTTTATGCCTATTTAATACGTCTCCCTGTTTATATAATCTAGCATAAGTATAAGTTTCCAATAAAGTTAAACCTGTTATTTTTTCCATTATAGATTTTAACTTAGGAAGCAAAGAATCAAATGCTGGATCTCCGTAACACGCAAAAGAATCTGGTATTTGAGCATCTCCAAACGTTCCCCAATAATTTACAAAAGGAGAGATAAGCCGGCTCCCTATCATCAACTCTAAACCTTGTCTTCTCATTTTAAAATATTCATAAAGAAAATCACATACCTCTTTAGAAAGAGCTTTTTTTATAATAGTATAATTATTTGTCATCTAAATAAAGGTCCTCCCCACCAACCTACTAATGAATATCGAATACCTTTAGTAACAGGCTTTACTCTATGCCAAATAATAGAAGAAAAAATAAGCAATGTTCCTTGTTCTTTAAATTCATCTTTGCTTATTATAGGTGGATTAGGTTTTCCATCAGGAGAAGCATCATATAATTCTATTTTTCCATCAGGGGAAGCATTAAAACTTTTAAATTCAACTTCTCCTCCTTCATAATTTTTAGAATCAGTTAAAGGAATAATAAAAGATAATTTCCTACCATAATTACGTTGATGATTTTCCTCCTGTATATCCCTATGCCAACTATAATGTTGGCCTTTTACATATTTAGTAAATTGAAGATTTTCCAGATGATTAAGATCAAATCTAAAAATATCTACATTGGCTTGTTTTAATGGTTCTCTTATCCAATCTAAAATCCAAGGAGCCTCTAAAAAAGATATTGTAGAATCTCTTATCTCTTTCGGTGGTGATTTAGAACTTTTGCCTACTTTTCCTTCTTGAGAAGGTTGTTGGGTACCATATTTAACAATTTGATCACAGAGCGAAATAGGTAAAGCTTCTGACCAAAACACATAATTTTTTAATAACATTATTCTTTCAGTAATTCATCTTTCTATATTAAATTGCACTAAAGTGCAATTTTAAAACGGTAGATTAATAGCTTTTGTTCCTGGCTCGCTCCCTTCCAGTTCTGGCCATGTTATGTAAGGCCAAGTACTATCTAAAACTTGAGCATGCGAGGTCATGTCTCTTAAAGCTTGTCTAAAGGTTTTGATGTCTGCTAACAGAGAAGCATTAGCTGGATCTAAAACATATTTAGAATCCTCAAGTACCATCCAGTCACTATCTAGTAATTCTTTATTTCTTCTATATTTAATTTCTTCCATTGTCCAAATTTTTTCTTCATGTAATGTATCAGTAGCTTCATCTAACCACCAATCTACTGCTACACTGTCATCAGGACATTCTATAAATAATGCTGCAGTAGCAGGGTTTGAAGGTAAAGTATCTTCAACTCTATGTACTCGCTTATGTTGTTTATGTATTTCAATGTACTTCATTTCTACGCCACAAATTCTATAGCCACACAACGACCACCGCCACCATTTGGTGATCCACCTGTACCTATCGTTATAGTATGTGATCCTGGGTATTGAGGGGAATTATAATAAGCTGCTGCAACTCCACCTGAGCCACCTCCTGTTTGTCCTGTTCCTCCTGGAGAATTTCCACCACTACCTGCACCATCTAAAGATCCGATTTGAGGAGTAGTTTTGTGTTTACCAGTACCTGGTAAGAATGTTGATCCAACTGAACCACCTGCGGTTCCTTGTCCACTATTACTACTGCCAGATGGTTTTCCTACTGACCAATAAATATTACTTGAATAAGTACCTCCACTACCAGTACAGTTATTATCAGATCCTTTATTTCCACCAGGAGCAGAAAGTAAATTTCCAAAAGTTGTTGTATTGCCTGCTGTAGGTTGAGGACAATAAATTGTAGAACCGCCACCACCACCGACAGCCATAGCAAACATATATTGAGTGCCTGGGTCAGGTGTAAAAGTACCGGGACTATTAAAAGTAGTTGTTACATATGTTCCACCACCAGCTGAACCGGAAGCCGCAGTAATAACTCTGCCGTCTCCATCAACTGTGATAGTTGAAGATGTGTAAGTACCTTTTGCTAGTTTAATTATTCTAGGCATATATTAACTCCTCCTTTATTAATCAGCCATTTCCGTATAAGAAACATTCCAGGCCAAGTCAGAAGCAGTTCCTGCTGTAATAGCAAGTAAATCTGTTTCATCTAACCATAAAGGCCCGGTTGAATCTAAAAAACTTAAGGTTGAATCTGCTGGAATGGAAATTGTACTTGCTATTTTATAATAAGTACTTCCATTATCGTTGCTAACTTCTAATGTAACATCACATGCGTCAGTTCCATCTACGTTAGCGACTAAAATTGTATCTATTTTGGCAGCGTACTCTGCAGTAACGTCTACCATAGTTGTTCTGTTTGTATCGCCTAGATTACCCATAGTATTTTTAGGTGTTATCGTTGCGACATCTACTAGATTTGGTGTTGCCATATTTTATCCTCTTCTTTTATTATCAAAAAATCATTGCCATTGCAATAGCTTTTCCTACTGTTGCTACCGGTAATCCACCTGCTTGTACACTGCCGGTGCCTTTAGGTACTAAATTAATACCTACGTTAGAATCTCCTCCAGAAGCCGTAAAAGTAGGGTTACCTCCCGTAGCAGCATTAGCGTAAGTAAGTTCATTAACAGCTGATCCTGTTGCAGTCAATAAGAATAATTCATTAGCATTTGTATCTAAAATAGAAGTTCCAATTGCTGGAGCAGTTAAAGTTTTGTTAGTTAAAGTTTGTGTTCCTGTAAGAGTTACATCACCAAAAGATGAAGTTGCATCTACTACATCTGGATTAGTTCCATCATTAGCAGTAGCATAAATAATTTTAGTTCCTTTATCAGTTGCTGACCAAGCTACAGTACTTCCTGAACCAGAAACATATTTAAATGTGACTGTGTATGCACCTGATGAGCCATTTTTAATTATATAAAAATCTTGAACATCTAAAGGAATTGTTACTACAGTAGCTTCACCAATTGATCCTGTAAATTCTATAACTCTGTGTGCAAGAACAGCACCTGTTGATCCATCTGAAACAGATAAAGTAGTGGGAGTTGATGTTATAGCTTGAGTAGTATATCCACCAGATATTTGTTCAATAATTTCTAAATTCGTATTTGTTTTCGTTCCCCATGTACCGGCATTTTCGCCAGTTGCCATTTTTTCTACGCCGAGAGGGGTATATGTTGATGCCATAAATTTTCTCCTAATTCATATTATTTGTTTTTATATTTTGTATCATACATAATGTCAACATAGATTATGAGGCACTTACATCAGAATAACTAGCTGATTGTGTAGCTGTTACACCAGAATAACTAGCACTCTGTGTTCCAGTGATTGTATTATATCCTACTGGAGCCACATTTCCAACACTAACAGTTGCAGAAACTCCTGTTAATCCCATTACATCAGCAGGAGTAATAGCTCCTTCAGAAGCTGTTACACCTAGTCCAGTTAAATCATAAGCTGTTTCAAGAACAGGAGTTCCTAGAGAAACTGTTAAACCTGATGGAGCCGTAATATTAACTAATTGAGTTTCAGTTACAGTAATTTCACCCACAGATGCAGTAACACCTAAACCACTTATACCTACTACATCAGCAGGAGCAATAGAACCTACGGAAGCTGTTGCACCAAGTCCTGTTAAAGGAATTCCTATTGCTGGAATAATAGATCCAACAGAAGAAGTAGCACCTACACCATCTATAGCATAGGTCATTGTATGTGAAACAGAACCCACTGAAGATGTTGCGTCAACACCAGTTAGTCCCATTACATCCGCAGGAGTAATAGCCCCTACTGAAGTTGTTGCACTTACTCCTGAAGGTTGAACTAATTTATTAAATGAATCTCCCCATGGTTCTTCACCCCAACCATTTCTACCCCAACCAACTAAAGTTCCGGCATTATCAAAACTACCAAGTTCAGATGTTAATTGAGAAGGTGCAGTTAAGGCTGCAATAGAAGTTAGGTCAAGAGTTAATGATCCTAATGAAGATGTTGCACCAATTCCAGTTAATTCTGCTGTTATAGTTTGAGCAGCTGTAACACTACCAACTGAAGATGTTGCACCAATACCAGTTAAAGCAACAGCATATTCTACACCCCAACCAGAGTTGCCCCATTCTTGTCGACCCCAACCTTCTTCATTAGCTGCTTCTAAAGATCCTACTGAAGATGTTAAAGTTGCTGGTGCTGTTAATGATTGAGTGATTGTATTAGATGCCCAGGCATTTTGTCCCCAGGCTACTGAAGGACTATCACCACCCCAAACTGATGCCATAAGGAGTCCCTCCTTATGCTATTCTTACTATTGCTGTTGTAGCTGCTGCTGCTGGAAATTGAATTGTAAAAGTTCCACTGGAAACTGTTTTGTCTCCACCAAAAGCTACTGCGCAAACCGCAGCATCTGTTGAATGTGAATCATTATAAATTAAACAACCGTTAGCTGTAAAAGAAGCTGTCGTCCAAGAAACATCTGAAAAATCACAGACGGCTGTTGAAGAATCTAAAGTTGGTGTAACACTAGTTAATGATGCTCCTCCAGCAGTATAAGCTGTTCCTGAGGTATTAGTAATTTCAGCAGTTGTGGAGTAAGCTGTAGTGGATGCACTTAAAGTTGCTGAACTTGTGTACAGTGCAATTTTAAAAGTGTTTCCTGTTGAAGCTGTAAAATTATGTTCCGCTTCTAAAATTTCTTGTTTAAAACTATTCGCTATTGCCGATGTTATTGCCATGTTTATCTCCTATTATTGAGGCGGTGACTCGATCGGTATTCTTATTGTACCATCCGTGTAATCGTCTCGTCTTCGTCTTCCAATTTGCATCGCTGCAAACTTTTGTAGTTCTTGTTTATACTTATTTTCATATAGTGTCAACATATCCATTGGACCTTTTAAAAATCCATATGCTTCCACCAAAGCAGCATATAATAGGCCTTGAGGAAAAGATTGACTTATGTACGTTGTAGTTTGACCACTGGCTAATTGAGCAGGTATTTTATTATAATAAATTCTAAATATATAATTGACATCGGGTGTAGGAGCTAAATATATAGATCCTGAAGTAGTGTCTGTTACCCCGGTTGCTCCACCAAACATAGAATAATACTTAGGTTTTCCTGTAACATCTGCTCCTGATGTAGTAGACCCATCTGGGCCAGTTAATCTTCCAATGTATTCAGATAAAAAAGTTTGATCTCGTCTCTCTAACCATGTACCTTTTTCCGTAGAATTAGAAGCATTAAAAACTTCAACACCTCTCACAAATAAAGTTCCAGCTGGAACTCTAATATTATCTACGTCTGCAGCCATGGTTCCTTCTGAAACAAATCTATCCGAATCCATAGGCAAATCATTATTAATTCTATATTCTGCATTCATGATAAATTGATCTGTAATAGTAGAAGTAAAAACTGTTGTATCTACTTCACAATATTCTTGAATAGCTGTTGTAAGTGTTGCATATGTAAATCCTGCCATTATTTCCAACCCTTCCTAGCGATTTTAGGAAAAC